TCTAGTTAGAAAAGTTATAGATAAGCTAGCTAGGGTTTATAACAATGGTGTTAAAAGAGAGATTGAAAACAACGAGACAGACACTCAGAAGATAGCAGATTTAGAAGACTTGTTAGAGTTCAACACTAAGCTTAAGACTATTAACAAATACTTAAAGCTAAACAGAAACACAGTGTGTTTTGTTAAGCCCTGTAAAGAGATTGATAGAAATGGTCTAGAGGTTTACAAGCCTAAGCTCTTACCACTTAGCCCACATCTTTATGATGTAGTTGAGCAGGTGAGTGATAGAACTAAGCCCATGGTTTATATTCTTTCTAACTACGAGGTTAGAGATAAGAGATCAGTATCATTAGAGCCAGCCAAAGAGGGCCGGACTATTAGTACTCCTCAACCAGTGGCTAAGGGTGATAACTCAGATCAAGGTATAGCAGATTTAAAAGAAGATGAGAACGTAGATAATAGAACGTTTATATTCTGGTCTGATAGTTACCATTTTACTTGTAACTCTAAGGGCGCGATTTTAATCAATGGTAATGTTACTAACAGCGTAATGGCTGAAGATATAGAAAACCCAATTGAGGAGATGCCTTTTATAAACTTCGCTATCGACCAGGACAATAGCTTCTGGGCAGAGGGTGGTAAGGACTTAATAGATGGTGGTGTACTGATAAATAGTATGCTAACTAATATGAATCACATTGCAGTAACTCAGGGCTATGGACAGTTCTACATGAAGGGTAAGAACTTACCTAGAAACGTATTGTTAGGCCCTGATAAAGCTATAGTGTTAGAACATGAGGACGGTGAGCCAGTTCCAGAGATCGGGTACCTATCGTCTAACCCACCACTGAATGAGTTAAGGCAGATCATAGAAATGCAGACTGCATTACTGTTAACGTCTAACAACTTATCTACCTCTGGAGTATCAACACAGTTAAATGGTAACAGTGTGGCTGCATCTGGTATCTCTATGATTATAGATAAATCAGAGTCTCAAGAAGATGTAAACGATCAGCAACAGGTTTTCATAGATAAAGAGCCTTTAATATGGAGAGTCGTTAGTAAATGGATATCGCTATACGATACACAGGGAAGTTTAGATGAGGCTTATAAAGGCTTAGCTTTAAGCGATGGCTTTGAAGAGGATTTTATTCTTAAGTTTGGTAAGCCACAGACTATTATAAGTGAGACTGAGCAGTTAGGTAACTTAGAAAAGCGTAAGGACTTAGGTCTAAATACTATGATAGATCTTATTCAAAAAGATCAGCCTGAGTTAGATGATGAACAGGCGGCTAATAAGTTAGAGGATATAAAAGCTGAGAAAGAGGCTAGGATGGCTATGGTCGTAGGGCCTATGGTTCCTGCTGAAGATAAGGATGATGATGCCAATATCAGTGAAGAAGACGAAAGCAACGAGCAAGACGACCAGTAGTGAGTTAGATTTTCTAACTGGCGTAGTTGCGGATAGCAGGACTAAAGATAAGATCAAAGATGAGGTAGGCAACTACCTTGTTGAACAGACTTTATTAGCTCTAGCTGATGCTAAGTCACCAGTTACTAGTGAGAAGTTTAAGGCTTTATCTCCAGACTATGCTATTGAGAAGAGAGAGCAGGGATCTCCTGCAATTTCTAACATGGAGTTAAGGGGCAAGATGTTAGAAGACTTAACATTTAAGCCTACATCAAAAGGTGTTGAGATAGGTTTTCTAAACTCTAAAGAAGCTGAGAAAGCTGATGGTCATAATAACTTTAGTGGTAAGAGTAAGCTGGCAGAGATAGGCAAGCAGCGTAGGTTCTTACCTGGTGAGGGCCAAACTTATAAAGACGATATTGAAAGAGAAGTTAATAAGATAATCACAGATATAGTAGGGGCTTCTGTACCTGTTACTAGATCTATGTTGGGACAAATAACCTCAAGGACTAGTTTTTGGACTACGTTCACAGCAGCTTATCCTGACTTTAGTCGTAATGAGATAAGAGGTCTGTTTAAAAGGTCAGCCAAGCTAAGTGCTCTACTTGGGGAGTTTGATCTGTTGGAGTTTCTAGACTAATGGCTAAGGGAAAAGTAAAGACTCATTTTAGTATAATAGGTGATTTACAAAAGCTAACTCGTGATAAAGCAAAGGCAGAAGTGGCAGGCGTATCCTTGCTAGCCGAAGTGAAAGGCCATATTAAAAGAGGAGTAAGCCCTGTAAAGGGTGAGGGTAAGTTTAAGCAGTACGCAAAGATAAGAACGCATCCAAGAAAGTATCCAGATGGGATAGTCGGCAAGAACACTCAACCAGTTAACTTAAAACTATCAGGTAAAATGCTAGATCATATAACGCACTGGATTAGTCGTAAAAAATATAAGATGTCATTCACAGTAGGTATAAGTAAGAGTGCTCCTGAGAAGATAAAAAAGATGGCAGAGGCTCATAATAATGGAACTTTAGTAAATCAAAACGTTCCACAGAGAAAGTTTATCCCTAATAAAAAAGGCGATAAGTTTACAGTTAGTATCGACAGAAAGATCAGGGAGTTGCTTTTTGGCTATGTCCAGGATACTATTAAGAAGTCAAATAAGAAATAAAGGTTGACCGAATAAGTTAATCTATTAAACTTTAGGTCGTCGGGTGGTACTCGACCAACATAAAAGGCGGTGCCTTTGTTGTAACTAAAGGGGAATAAAATGAGCGATTCAACTCATGAAGAAGTGGCAGATAAAGCTGCTGATAATAAGCTAGATAATCCAGTGTTAGAAGATAAGGCAGTTAAAGAGGAGATGGTATCTCGATCTGAACTGAACAAAGTCTTAGATGAAATGCACAACTACAAAAGGCAGGCGAAAGAGTTTGAAGATAGCCTTTCTAAACGTAAGATGGATGAGTTAAAGCAAAAAGATGAGTGGCAGAAGGTAGCTCAGATAAAAGAAGAAGAAGCAACAGCGTCTAAAGAAGAAGCCAATAAGCTTAGAGATTCAATTATCTGGGATAAGAAATACTCAGCACTCAAAGAATATGCTTTACGTTCTGGGATAAGAAGAGAGGCTTTAAGTGATTTAGAGTTAATCGACTTCGAGAATGATTTAGCTATAGAGACCACTAACACAGGGAAAGTAAATGTGTTAGGGGCAGACAGGGCGATTAATAACCTTAAGTCTACACGGCCACATTGGTTTGGTAGTAAAGGCGGTAACATTAATACCTCTGATCCTGAAGTAGTAAGCGGTGGAGCTATAACTATGCAGGATATATTTAAAGCAGAAAAGAAAGCTAAGGAATCCGGTGACTACGCCCCTTATTATAAAGTAATGAAACAATACAAACAAAACACATAAAGGGGATAAATTATGGCAGATCAAGTTCATAAGGCATCGGCTGAGCTCTCGGTACTAGTACCAGAGATTTGGTCACAAAAGTATTATGACGTTCTACTTGCTGAACTACCGTTTAGATCAGTGATTGATAATTCATACGAAGGTGAGATTCAAGCTAAGGGTGATACTGTAAAGATCAGTACTTTTCCTGAGTTTGATGAAGCGGCAGTTATTGCAGAAGACCAAAAGTCTGATGCTGATAGCATTACAGTAACTCAACAGTCTTTAGTTATTGATAGCAGAGTTGCTAAGGATTTCATCCTTACTAACAAAGCTACTCTTCAGTCTTTACCAGCAATGGATAAGTTAAGAGAGTTAGCTATTTACTCTATTAATAAAAAGATTCAAAGTTTAATCGTTGCAGCTATTAGCCCAAGTGCTTCAGCTCCTGATCATCAGATTGCTTATGATTCAGGAACTACTTTAGCTCTTGCTGATATGTTAGAAGCGAAAGAGTTACTAGATGATCAAGATGTGCCACAGGCTGACAGATGCATGGTTTTAGGATCTGCACAGATGAACGATATCTTTAACATTACTGGTTTTACTAGTTCTGACTTCTTGTTAAGTGGAGCACCACTTGCTACAGGTCAAGTACCATCGGGACTATTAGGTTTTAAACCTGAGTTCACTACTGAAGTAGGCAATACCGCTTATCTGTTTCATAAGTCATTCATGACTATTGCAGCACAAAAAGGTATTTCTGTAGAGCAGTATGATCTTGGTGTAGAGGGTAAGAGAGCAGCTAGAATTAACGTTGATACTCTTTTAGGAATTAAACAATTAGACAACACTAGAGTTGTTTCAATCGGATAAGGAGTAAATCATGTCTTTTAGAAATGATGGAATGCACGTTCAAGAATATGTTTATGACTTCGCAGTAGATGGTGGGACCGATGATACTAAAATCGACTTATCAGCTAAGGCTGGTTATTCACCGTTACCAAGTGGCGCGGTAGTAAAACAAGTATCACTTAAAGTTATCACTGCTGTAGTAGGGTCGTCTTCTACAGTTATTGTTGGTAACACTACTGATCCAAACGGATTCATGGAAGCTATCGCTGAAGCTACTCTTATCGATGAGTACGTAACTATGGGTGGGGCTCAAGCTGGAGCTTTAATCTGGGATGATACTAATGATCACCAGGTTCCATTTTTAGTTAACTCTGACAATGATGGTGACTTCCAGATGCTAATCGGTACTGCTGACTTAACTGCTGGCAAGATCGTTTTCTGGGTAGATTATTATTTGCCGAGTGAAGATTAATCATGAGTAAGCCTATTACAACTAGGCTACGCTATGCGAGCGCAAAAAAACCAGAGGTGTTAGTGCAGTTTACTAACTCTCTGGGCGTTCGCGTTCAAATATATGGAGCTCCTCAATGGGATGGCAAGAAGTGGTATCTTTTCTTTGTCCCGAGTGATGATGGTGCTGACATAAAGAGTATAGATTTATAACTTAAACAAGGAAGTTAGATAATGATTATATTAAATCCTGGTAGTACCCATAACTTTTTAGATTATTCTGATTACTCAGGCCCTGGATCGGCAGTTAGTTCTATATCTAACAATCCAGCAGTATTAAGTTAATAGAATAATTAAACGTTTATATTTATGACCTAAGAGGTTTACGTTATGGCGATTGACACGCACGGCCTAGAGGCTTTAAGAAAATCAGCAGAAGAAGTAACTCCTGGTGATCCATCCGATGCATATATAAAAACTAAAACAATAGGTGTACCTGGTTTTGATATACCAACACATGACGATATTGTATTGTCTTATACAGGCTCTAACTTAACTCAAGTTGTTTATAAACTTCTCACAGTAACAGTAGCTACCTTAACATTGTCATATACAGGATCTAGATTAGATCAGGTAACTAAATCGTGAACAAATCCATAGTTTTTAAAGCCCCAATAAATGGTTTTCAGTACTTACAAGGTGACGCTTTTAATTATTATAAAATCATTTCCGGGCAAACGGTTAATATCCCTGAGAACACAGAGTATCTACTAACTCAAGACTTAGAACTAATTGGTGATATAGAGATCATAGGAGATTTAGTTTTAATAGATCATGAAGAGTTAAACACTCCTCATATTCTAACCACAACTAGTGATGTGACTTTAACTAATGGCAATGATTATGTGATGGCCGATGGGACTATTAACACAGTAACAATTACGCTTCCTGCTCTAGCGGATAGTCCTAATAAGATCTATTACATTAAAGCTATTGATACGACTTCTTAAGTTACTGCTGCCGCTAACGGAAGTGAGTTAATTGATAATTCAAACACAATGATACTTTCTCTAAACTCAACACTTAAAATAATAAACGACACTACACAATGGAGAGTGGTCTAATGAGTCATTTTAATAAAGTTATCGTAGACACTGACAATGCTTCAGGCGATGCTTTCGGCAGGCTGAGAGTTTCTAACCTAACAACACTCTTTGATTCTAAACAAATTAACGATAATATGCCTCTGTTCTGGGATGACTCAGAAGTAAGCGGCAGTGGAACTACTTCAACTTATAACGCTAACCAAGCATCAACTACTATTGCAGTTGGCGCGACTACTGCTGGTAAGAGAGTTAGACAAACTTTTCAAAGATTTAACTATCAGCCTGGAAAATCTCAACTAGTAGTATTAACTGCTTTGTTAGCCGATGCAGGCGTAGGAAACACTGCTTGCCTTGGTTACTTTGATGACAAGAATGGTTTGTTCTTTATGATTAAAGACAGTGTTATGTCAGTAGTCCGTAGAACTTATACTTCTGGCTCAGCAGTTAATACAGTAGTTGAACAATCTAGTTTTAACATTGATAAAATGGATGGCACCGGATCTAGTGGCGTAACCTTAGATCCCTCTAAGACTCAAATTATGTTTATGGACTTTGAGTGGTTAGGAGTAGGTAGAGTTAGGATGGGTTTTTATAACGCTGGAGTTCCAATTTATTGTCATGAGTTTCTTCATGCTAATGTGGAATCTTTGGTTTATATGTCAACTCCCAACTTACCTTTAAGATATGAAATTGAAAACGATGGCACAGGCCCAGCGGCTAGTTTATTACATATGTGTTCAAGCGTAGCTAGTGAAGGTGGTATCACTAACTTAGGTATCTTAAGGCATGAAGATAGCGGTTCTGTCTCGAGTCTGTCTACTGGAACTAAATATGCAATCTTAGGCATTAGATTAAAATCAACTCACACAGATGTTAACGTGATTCTTAAAAACTTATCTCTCTTAGCTACATCACAGAATGATCTGGCTCACTGGGAGTTACAATTCAATCCTTCAGTGGCTGGCACTTTTACTTATGCCGATGTAACCAACAGCGCAATACAAGTGGCTCAAGGAGCAAGCACTAACACAGTAACAAACGGTACTCATATTGATGGAGGCTATTTCTCCACTACTCTGCCTATTTCTCCAAAGCTTGATAGCTCATTAAGATTAGGCGCAGCAATAGACGGAACAGTTGATGAAATAGTTTTAGTGGTTAGACCTATTACAAATAACATAACAGTTGAAGGCTCGCTTACATGGCGAGAATTATCTTAGGAGATAGAATGGGAAAAGCAAAAATAACAAACGCAGCAGAACCGAGTGGGAGTGCTGATAGTGGAACAAGTTTTATTTATGTTGATTCGACTTCTAAAAAGCTCAGCACTAAAGACGATGCTGGAGTAGTTACTGATTACTCAGATACAACATCTTATACTCATCCTAATCATAGCGGCGAGGTAACAAGCACAGCCGATGGAGCCCAAGTTGTAGCCTCGACTGCTATTAGTAATAAATCTACAGTTACTGCGGCGGCTACTGATGAAATTTTAATAAGTGATGCTAGTGACAGTGGGGCTTTGAAAAAAGTTACTGCTCAAACTATTGCTGATTTAGGAGGCGGCGGCGGTGGAACTATTAACAATCCTTTCGCGGCTGAGTGGCAGATATATAAAGATGATTTTTTTGGTAACTCTTATATTACACCTTACGGACCATTAAGTTTATTCGGTGGTAAGACTGGGACTAGTGCAACGATAGTAAGGCAGAATTTAAGTGGCGGCGATGAGAATAGAGCAGGTATGTACTTGATTAAAAGCGGAAACGGCTCAGGTTATGCTTACATGGGGAATGGGGCTCAGGTTCTTTACCCTGGAGACAATACAATTAGAACAGGATTTAATATAGAGCTAACTGCTGTTCCTGATGCCACTGATGATTTTTATACTTTTTATGGTGTGTCTGACGTATGGGCTTCCATTGGGTCAAACATGGCTGGTCTTATTATAGACAGAACAATAAGCACTACTAATTGGGTAGCTCTTACAAGGACTAATAATACATCAACAACAACAGACACAGGCA